GCGAGATATACTCTGAAATCATCGATTACAAGCCACAAATCTGGGAGCGTGCTCAAGAGAAAGCTGAACGCATCATCTGCAGCGATAGGCCAGACATTGGCACTCGCCGCTCAGAGAAAGATTGGCGTATGAAGAATGAGCCTAGTGTGTACAAGGACATCTACTATGGTCGGCGCTTACCTGAGTCAGTCAACTGCAGGAACTGTGTGCATGTGAAGCCGCTTACTAACTCCAATGGGGCGGTTTGGTACTGTGGTCGTAGCAATAGATCCATACCAATTGAAGAGCAGCCACTGGGCTGTAAGGACCATATGTGGATACCCGCACTGGTCAACGCAGACCATATGCCTGAAAGAAGCACGCCTGACGGCATGGCTTATCGAGCAGGTATCTTGGAGTTCTTCAATGGCAAAGGCCCAGAAGGGGCTGAGTACGAGTACAGTAGCGCGGAGATGCGTGAACTATCTAAGACTAACTTCAATACCCAGATGATGATCGAGGGCGAGAAGATTAGGGCTGAGTTTCCAGGTAGCTACTATGACAACATGGATGAGAGCACGCCTGGTTTTTAGTCCCAAGCGCGTGGGTCTTTAACAATCAGTATCTTGGTCCCTGGGTATAGCGCCTCAACAAGCTTCTTCTTGAGCGTGAATACCTGGGTGATCACACCTTTAGTATCTTCTACTACCACTTCACCATCACGCTTGTAGCGGAAGTCTGCAACGTATGAGCAGATCTTTTTGTCCTCGCCATCTACTGTGACTATGCAGGGAAAGTCTACCTGCACTTCTAGATCAGAGATCTCACCGGCATCTTCGTAACGCCTAAGTATTTTATAGCGCGCCGCCTCAAGCTTTGAGTCGAACATGATGCCATCGTACTCAGTCTTCTTGGCAAAGTACTTACTCTTTTTCGGTGCGCGTTGAGGGATCAAACTAATCTATTCCTAGGAGTTTGTTTAACTCTACCTGCTTCAATGCATCTACGCCACGGTCAAAGAGTGACTGAGGCGGTGCCGGTGGTACAGGAGCGCCTGCTTGAGGTGGTCCTGGCGGCTGTCCTCCAGGCGGAGGCGCGCTAGGGGGCGTGCCAGCTTGTGCTGGGGGCATTGGAGCCGCAGGCTGTGCCTGTGCAGGGGGTTGAGCCGCAGGCTGTTGTGCGGCTTGTGCTTCGACCTGTGCCTGTGGCCTAAATGAAGCGCCTTGGAATTCGTTTCTGGCTTTTGATATAGCGCCAAAATCAAATGGGTTTGAAAGCTTGTCTTCGTTTGATTGAATTGCAAAAGCTATGGTTTCTTTGCTTGGGAAGAATGCATTAAATCGACCCGAAAGAACGTAGTTCAATTGAGGAACTTTCGCTTTCCTGAGTGGTTTTACAATTTCTGAAGTAGAAAGACCAAGTGTCTTCGCGTCTTCAATCGCCGTGTTCAAGTCGCGCAATGCTTTAAATCTTTGTTCGTTTGCGGTGATGTAAGCTTTGGTCAAATCCTCTGCGTCCGCCTTACCGCTCGTCTTGGCTATCTGGTTGAAGATTCCTGCAGCATCCCTAACCTGCCTTCCAGCTTCGTACCCACGATACATTAAGGAAGTTTCAATCTTTGGCTTGATTGCCTTAACTCCAGTCAACGCCTCAGTAAACTCTCCCATGGGGTCAATTCGTGCGCCAGACCGCTTAACTGCATCTTCTGGATCCGTTATACCGGCAGCAAGACCCAAAGCTTTTGGAAAGTCCCCAAACCTTACACCAATGCCTCCAGGCAATGGTGAAGTGATTGTTGATGTTATTTCAACAGGAGATGCTCCAGGCGTTAGGCCTTCTGCCAAGTGAGCAAAAGACTTACCAACCTTCACATCAAATGGGTCTGCATCGTTGTAAACAGGACGACCAAACCTTGTTTGGTTTCGACCTATATCCAAGATTTTTTCAGTTAATATCGACTCGCCAAGGAATGGTGAAAAGAACTCTCGCCCACTTTCTACTGCCGCATCAAAGGCTATTTGATTAAGTTCTTTTTCAGATGTAATTCCGCTGTTTACTGCATTGAACACGGCTCTACCTGACCTTGTCAGATAGTCATAAGGATTAGTGTAAGAGAAGTTATAAAAGTCAGTAATGTTCCCATCTTTGTCAGTTGCGATAGGAATCAACATGGCGTTGCGTTCCCAATCAGCAGCAAAAGAACGCTTGTATGCATTAACTTGTTCTAAATCAGAGCCGGTTAATGCTAGTCCGCCAGTCATCAAGCCGCCATAAAGACCACCATCAACCGTCAATGACCCCAGCAATCGACGCATGCCAATAGATCTAATAGCGGTTGATTCGTTTCCAAGTTCTTTCATCGCTCGGCTATAGACGCTGGCAGACGTTCTGATGATCTCAGCAGGGAATGCAACAAAGTTACCAAACGGCAACCTTCTTAGTTGTTGAATTGCTTGAGGAACACGAGCGTAGTTAGGTACTGTATCTTTAACTATCGATGCCGCTTCTCTCTTCAAGAACTTTTGCAACTCAAGCCCTTGTAGCTCAGATACAGACCGACCTTTAAGCATTAATTGATTCTGAACATCTGTCACAGGTATGTTTTTTGCGCCTTTTTTGAACGCATCCATAAGACGGCCAAGCTCCATCTCATAGCTGTATATCTTCCAGATGTCATCTGACCCCTGGTACAGCTTGCCAGCGAAGGTGTTCTGTATGTTTGCAGCTTGTTCAACATACTTTCTACCAAACACACCTTGTTTGGCACTAAGGGCATCCTTGAAAAGGTTTTCAAACTCACCGATCTTAGCGTTTGTGTTAACGATCCCAAGCTCGATAAGATCATCGTAGTAGTTATCTATGTCGCCTTTCTTAATGTTGACAGTTTCATCTTTATTTCTTTTTACCAAAGACCCTGAACGATCAATCTTTGTGGCTAAAGCTCCTGACGCACTGCTTCCTGGTAAATCCACAAGCCGCTGGCCAATTTGGCTGAACACAGTCTGTGCCGAATCTATTAGGTTTTCTGCATTACCAAAGTTCCCGTTCTTTAAAGCAAAGAAAGATGCAGTGGTCGCATTTCGTATTTGAGTTACTGGGCTTAAAACTGTCTTTGCAACTTGAGAGAAGCCCTTGGCGGCTAAGAAGGTAGCCCATAGCCTGTTTGTGTCTGCGCTCAAGATCTGTTGAGGCATGTCTTCTATTGCGCGCAAGTATTCTTCTTTGACGTACTTGCCTGCAAGTGGCCCGTATTTTTGTTTCGCAGTAGCTGTTACTTCTGCGCCGCTAAGTGAGCCTTCCATACCAACACGGACATAGTTTTCAAAATCCTGAAGCGACTTGGTTGTTGGTCTAGAATCAAAAATAAACTTGCCAACATCAGGAAGCGTGTTGTTGTAAGCATTCAAGTTTTGAAAGTATCTTGCTTTGTTGATGGCTTTTGACATGCCATCAATCGTGTCAATCGCTTTCGTTCTGATGCCGATACGCTGCTCTTCTACAGATCTTTCTCTGATTTTTTTAAAGGTTCCGTCCTTGTTTTTCACTCGACCAAGGACTGCAGACCCTCCAGAATATTCACCCAAGAAGTCTCTTACTGCAGGCAAGTCATTTAACTTTCTGTCTTTTAACGGACTCTGATTAACACCAGAAAGAGTTAGATCATTAAATTGATCTGAGGGCTTAGTGTTAGGATTGTTAAATGAAACCCTTTGCCTCAAGTCATTAAGCACGCCTAGAGCAGCTTCTTCTGATAGGCCTTGACCAGGATTGGAAGCATCGGAAATCTTCATGATTTCATCAAGCGCGTTCTTTTGTTGACTCTCAGTTGGCACATACGCATCTTTGTCTTTGAAAGATCGATACATCCTTGTAGCGTAATAACCTTTGTTGTCTTCAATGGCTTTGGCAAGACCTTCGGACAAGTCCTTAGCTAGAAATGTATCGTTACGGATCGTGTCAGATAACTTGTCTATCTGATTTCTAAATTTGTCTGCAGATTGAACTAGGCTTAGCTCTCTTTTTCCTCTGAATAAAGACTTTGATTTGGTGCCTTTAAGCTTTTCATCCAAGGCAGCAAGAGCTTGGCGTCCTTCCTCTCTAACTACGTCTCTAGGCTTGAATCCTGGCGTGTTAGGGACTCCTATTTTTTCAGCGAACATGTAGTTGTTCAGTGCATTAAGAGTTAGTCGTTCATCTGTCTCGGTCAAATTGCCACTGCTCTTTAACGCTTTGAGAGCGTTGTCTACTTCTTCCATGCTTTGTCGAGCGCGTTGATTTTGTGCGCTGATCTGTTGCGTCTTTAACGCTTGCAACTGACGGCTGAATACATCTGGCATTTCGCCCTGAAACGTCAGGTACTTTCTGGCCTTCTTTGAAGCTTGAGCTAAGTTTCTTTGTAAGAAAGTAGGATCTTCTATGTCAGCCTTGACACCAACATTTTGCAAAATGCTGTCTGGGTCTTTAATGGCTTGAGCAGTGCGCTTTACAACATCTGTGCTTGCAACAGCGTCAACACCTTTGCCTATCACAGGAACAGCAACTCTGACTGCAGCAGGTACTCCAAGCAACAAAGTTGCTCCTTCACCGGCCACTTTAAGTCTGTTACCAAGTTCTGCAGCAGCGCGCTCAGCACCTTCTAGTTCAGAGGCATCAAGTCTTTTGGTTGGGCCGCCATCAAAGAAGTCACCAAGGGTTTCAACATCAGGCGTAGTGGCTGCGAAGTCTGCAGCGGCAAAGGATCCAATCTGACCTGCACGCCCAAGCTGAGCAGCTTTTGCAGCTTTTGCAGCAAGGCCACCTGGGACTGCAAACTGTGTGATGAATTTTGCAGCTTCGCCTAAAGTAGTATATGTGGTTGGTTTGTATTGGCTGAAGAAATCTCTCACTGCTTCAGCATTGCTCTCTTCTGCATCAGTAGCGTAGTCGATTAGTTCTGCTGGAAGAGAAGCAACACCCTCTACCGCACCGACAACGCCTGCACCTATTCCTCGACCAATATCACCAAGGGCAGATACGTCTTCTTCGCCTAGCTGAGCGCCGCGACTCACCAGTGGATTTTCATCTAGGTATTTTTGAGCAGTCCTTCTGGCCACGGCGGGGTCATCCGTGTTGACAGGGACTGATCTACCGTCAGGCAGTTTAACACTTATCATTCTGGCTCTTGTAGAGGTATACCGGAGTCCGTTACGAGGCTATTTTCAGGCACTCCCCGCAAACTCAATCCTTGAGCAGCAGCAATTCTAGCTTGCCGCATTGCTCTTTCTGGTCCTGTTAAACCGTCTTCTCCAACCTCTGATCCTAAGTTTTCAGGGAGCGCAGCGTATATTTTAAAATAGCTTGCAACATCGTCTGCAAACAAAGACTTCATTTCTGAATCCGTATCCTTGCTTAAAAGAATATCAAGCAATTCATCAATGCTTGCATCTGGCTTTAGCTCAGACAGAAGCTTAATGTTGTCTTCAAGCGCAGTTCCTTTCTCTCTCTGCGCCTCAAGCTGCCTGTATTCTTCTTTGCCCAAGGTGAAGTCGCTGAAGAAGTTACGCGGCACAAAACCTTCTGACGGCTGAGCCGCTTTAGCTAAGGAATATCTAGTGGCCGGATCTTGTAAACTCTCAATTGCTCGACTACCTGCGACTTTTAGCATATCAAGAAAGGTTTGAGGCTCTGCTGTTTCTGTATCATCGCCTCCACCACTTTCAGAGCCAACAACAGGTTGCGGTACTTCAGGTGGCGGAACATCAGGAACCTGCTGGTCTTCGCCAATAAGAACGGGCGCTCCAACGCCCAGAGCAGCTATTCCAGCCGCAGTTTTCTTGGGATTGCCTTTAGCAGCAGAAACAGCGCGCTCACCTAAAGATTTAGCACGCGAAGCGGCAGATAAACCTGCGATTCCAGGCAGGGTCATTTGAACACCTTCTGCAGCTTTTGCGGCTTTGGAAGCCGTTCTTGCTGCCATCAAACCTCTAGCTGTGATACCAAGCAAACCAGCGCCAAGAGGGACGGTAAGAGCCATTAACGTGCTTTGAACTGGAGCGTCGGTATCAAACAAAATACCGCCTGGACCAAACAACTGGTCAACAAGCTCTTCTTCTGTACCAGAAGCAACGATTTCTTCATCAACTTCGCCACCATCTGCATACCCACGGATAGGCGCAACGCCTGCCATGATGCCTGCGCCTTGACGCTGCTGTGGCGTTTGAAACATTGGTCTGTTCATAATCTCATCGTACATTACTGAACCCCTGTTCTGTCGCGCTTAAC